TTACCCTAGCCTATTCTTCTGGTGCCTCTTTCTTGGAATTATGCTTGTGATGTATTTCGTCCATACGTTCTTTTGCTAGAGATCTTATCTCTCTAAGCCACTTACGGCTTTCTCTATGTGTTCGCACGGAGTTTCTTGCCTCAAAATTTTCGTTTGCCTTAAAGTATGCCATGTAGGCCTTGGTTAGCTTATCATGTGTATCATCCATTTTGAGCTATACCTATTATTCGTTGTATTAAACTAGCAAATCCAACCTGTCTTTGCATGGTTAGTAATTCTTTTATACCTAATTCACGAAAATTTTCAAGGTTCAAATTTGCTATTTCACTTCTGTGTTCACCATTCACGATATCTACAATTACTTTTGCTGTGCCTTTGGTCATGTATGATTCAGCATCGTGTTGATATGACATTGTTCCGTCATCATTTGCTTTACCTACTACCCAAAGACTGCTTACACAACCTCTGATTTTGTTTTCTTCTATTTTGTGTTCTTCTGATAATGGAGGCACATCCTTGGCAAGGTCAATAATATACTGTAATCTATCATGCCCTTCCAAAGGAGCCATTTCTTCACCACGTGATTTTATCTTATCTAATATCATTCATTATGTATTTCTACATCGTTTTCGTATGATGTGAATCCATTTTCCTTAATTACTTTGAGAACGTGTGTAACTCTACCAACTAGTTCATCCTTGTGCGATATCAAGTATACATTTTTATCACGCTCTCTGCCCATCTTTTTCAAAATAGCAAGAGAGTTTTCAACACCGCTAATATCCATACCTGAATCAACAAGCTCATCAATGAACAGCAAGTTAATATTTTGATACAAGCTCTCCCAGACATCTCTGAAAGCAAAACTCATACCAAGAATTAACCTGTTACGCTCACCTCTGGAAAGATTATCGAAATCAAGATCTTGTCCAAGCTGTGTAATTTCTACACTAAGGTCGTTCATAAACACAACTTGATGAGGGAGACCTAGCTTGTCAAGATAATGAGTGAGCCTGTTGTTCAGGTATGCCAAGTTTTGATCTATAATCTTCTTACGAATAAAGCTGTCTTTATTAGTAAGCAGTTTTAGCAAGAACTCTTGATGTTCTTTTAGATCAGTTAATGCGTTGATTGTTGACCAATCAACTTCTTGGATTCCCGTATTCGTTAAATCGTCAATCTGTTCCTGATAAGGATCAGTTTCATTTGTGCTATTTTCTAAAGCCTGTTTTAATTGTGCTACATTTTGCTTGTGATCATAAACTTCCTTGATAGTTTCATAAAATGTTTCAGGACGACCGTTTATATCTCCTATATTATCAAGTTCTTTGTTAGCAATGTCTAGCTTATCAGTAATTTCTTTGTGATATGCTGTAGCATCCTCAAGTTCTTTGGCTTTTGTGTTTTCTATTTCTTTCTTTTTATCTTCTTGTAGCTCTTGGCCACAAGCATAACAAACAGCATTGTCAAGTTCTTCAATATCCTTTGTAACTTTATCTACGGATTTGTTTGCTCTCATAAGAGCAGATTCAAGAGTAGATGTTTCCTTTTTAAGATTAGCAATTTGTGTGTTTAGTTCTTCCCAGTTTTGTAATTTTTCGTGTTTTTCAAGCTCAGAGTCAACATCAAGATGCTCTAATTCATCTATACCTTTTTGTAATTTTTCTAAATTACTTTTTTTAGTAGACTCCCAAGCACTTTGTTTTAGTTTTAAACTATCTATTGTTTCGGTAATACGTTCGTTGCTCTGTTGTTGGGCACTTATTTTTGCGTTTTCTTCTGTAATGCTATCTCTAGTTTGTCTAATCTTTTCTTTTAGTACTTCTGCCTTTTCAGAAAGTATGGTTATACCAAGTAATTGTTCAATAATATCTTTTTGATCATTTACTTTCATACTTAGGAAAGGTTCTGTATAAGTGTTCAACGCAAGAATATGTTTGAACATGTTATGACTCATACCAAGTAATTCATTTATAGTTTCTTGTGTCTTACGGCTATCACCCTGACTTTCGTCGACAAGTTCTTGTTCTTGGTCGTTTACAAAAAACTTCAGTACGTTAGGACTTCTACCACGTTCTACTTTATAACTTGTGCCATCTTTTTCAAATGTAAGAGTAACCAACATGCCTTTATTGTTAGTTTTGTTTATTAAATTGTTTCGTTTGATATTTGTTAACGCAACACCGTACAACGCATAACTTAAGGCATTTACAATAGTTGTTTTACCAGTACCGTTTCTTGATCCCATGTCATCGCCACCTTGATCAAGATTTTCACCAAGCACTAGTGTTAGTTGTTGTTTATCAAAATCAACTGCCTGGGTTTGATTGCCCACGCTCATAAAATTCTTTACTGTTAGGTTTTTAATTTTTATCATAGGTCGTCATATATCCTCAACAGTGTGTTTTTGTCGTATTGTTCAGTGTCAATTGCTGTGATCTCCTTTGTAACAATTTGATCTACGCTTTCAAATGTGCTAATATCAATGTCAGTGTGTATTTCTTCATCCTGTTGACTAGGAATAAGTGTAATTTCTCTACAGTCATATTCGTTTACAAATGTTTCCTTAATAAAACTAGCTTCTTCATAGGAAATAGGCAAATCAAGTGTTACTCTCAGATACATTTTACTTTTTAATAGTTTGTCTTTTTCGTCAAGCAATTTAGATAACTTAACAGTTCTATACTTAGGACAATCCTGCCAATTGATATACTGTGGTTCCTTGTTATTTTCTCTGTCAAGGATCATCATTCCTCTATCATCATCCCACGCATCGGCATAGTTATGTGGAAATGCGTTACCCATGTAATGGATTTTTCCTTGTACTTGTCTTTTATGAAAGTGTCCTGAAAATACGTAGTCTTGATTTTTAAAATGTTCGGCACGTAGTTCGCCATGTTCTGGCATCTTAACCATTGCGTTCATGTAAAAATGTGGAAGTTCAAAATGTCCAAACATGTATTTTGCTTTTATCTTGGACATCTGTTTCCATTCATCACCGACTAGCCAAGGAACAAGAGCTACATCATCTTCTTCCATTATTTCATCAACGTAGGTTATGCCTGGAATGTGTTTTCCAAATTCAAGAGAATAAATGTCACGCTTATCTTTGTAATACAAGTCATGATTACCAGCAAAGAAATAAAATTTTTCAAATGCTTTACCAAGTTTTTCTAAACATCTTGTAGTTGTGTCAAGTGTCTGGACATTAATAGTATTTCTATTGTGATGCCAGTCGCCACAAAATATACCAGTTTCACAACCGTTTGCTTTTGCTTGTTCTATAAACCAATCTACAAATTCTTCGCAGTCTTGTAGATGTATTTTACTGTTAGATTTCAATCCAAGATGGATATCAGTAAAAACTGCCGCCTTTTTAAACACTTCGTAATCCTTCCGTTTACAATATACTAAAAGTAAGTTGCTTTGTCAACCTATTTTTCTTTGTTTTGGTTAACAACATGATCTCTTTGTTGTCTTTCCCATTCACCTTGTGCTTGTCTTGTGTAACTAGGATTCATGTGATTCATTTCTAATATGTCATCACGTATGTTTTGGTTACGTTTTTCTATGTTAATTACTCTAACAAAAGAATTGGTCACCGCCGCGGTATAATAAGCAAACGGATTATTTGATTTTGATTCGTCAAATTGTAAACCAATCTGTGATAATTGTAATATTGCTTGGCCACGCATTTCGTCATTGTATGTGTAGCCTCTTACGTTACCTCTTGTAGCGTATCTATCACATAGTTTCATCCACATTAAGGCAAGTTTGTTTGTAACTTTGCCGCTTGTTTTTGAGAAAAATCCGTTTTCCATGCCACCTTCCCAGTGACTTTTTCCTACACATATTAGTTTGTCATCTTCTGTAAACTTATAATGTTGAAAAGGAGGAAAATTTACTTTTGTTTTAGTATCTGCTATAGTTTTTGGATTCTTTTTTCTACCTGGCTCTTCAGGAATGTGTTCATATGTCATAATTCTAAAAATTAATTCGTCTTTTTTAATTTTCTTGTAATCTATTTCAAATTGAGCCAGTTTAACTTTTTTGCCTGATGATTTTGCTTCTTCAAAATTTCTTTGTTGTAATTTTTTTGCCTTGTTTCTCTTTGCTTCTGCTATGGTTCTAATGTTTATCTTGGACACATCTGGCAGTATTATATCAAAATCAGCATAGTCTGCGTCTGTAAAACTACAAAAGGTAGACTTGGATTTATGTATCTCCGCCAATATGTCCTTGTTATTCAAGTAATTTGTTCTTTTATTCATGATATCTCCAAGGTTCATACAGTCTATTATAAAGTATTCTGTTAATTTTGTCAACTAAATAATGTATAGGAGTTAACCAAATGACAACATATTTCAAAAACGGTGTCATAGTCAAGAACGGTGTAAACCAAGGCCAGAAAACACCAACCAAAGCATTCCAAAGTGCTGGACAAAACACATCCACAGGAAAACCACCTGAATGGGCATCTGGTTTTATCAACGGTGCTAAAGACTTAGGACAAGACATATATGACGGTGTTTCTGATGGTGCTGAAAACTTTGCTAGTAACATGCGTTCTAAATTTCTTAAAAAGGAACCGGAAGAATTAGGTGGTGCTCCAACACAAGCATCATGGGCACAATCACAATGGGAAGATAGAGATTGGAGAGTAAGGTTAAGTTTACCTACAAATCCTTCAGCATATCTATCTAAATCCAATAAGATACTAGCACCCCTGTCGGCTACCGGAGGTATGACATTTCCGTATACTCCAACAATTATTTTAAGCCACTCGGCGAACTATCAACAAATAGCTCCCATACATAATAATTATCCGTTTTTTGCTTATCAGAACTCACAAGTGGACCAGCTGGTAATTACTGGTCAATTTTATTGCCAAAACTCAACAGAAGCAAACTATTGGATTGCTTGTTTACATTATCTAAGATCTGTTACAAAGATGAATTACGGAGCAGACACATCTCAGGACAGAGGAGCTCCTCCTCCAATAGTGAATCTCAATGGTTATGGTGACTTTGTTTTCAAAGACGTTCCGGTTATCATTACGAACTTTACAGTTGACATGCCTAATGAAGTTGATTATATCGCATCAGGGTTTGGCGAGCTTGATGTTTCAGATTTTGCTCCGAGCATTGCTGAACAAAAAAGAAGTGACGGAGTAGGATGGGCACCAGCAGAATCTCAGTTTACTGTAACATGTCAACCTATCTACAGCAGAGACAAGGTTGCAAACTTTAGTTACAGTGAATTCATCAAAGGCGCAAACATTAACAAAGGATATATTTAATGAGCAGTAGTCCATATAGCAAAACAGAATTTCAATCTAACGGAGCATTAGGTATGCTCAATATCAGACCGGTGCCTGCTTTTTTAGATGACCAACTTTATGAGATAGAACCACAGTATAATCACAGACCAGATCTTCTAGCATATGATCTTTATAGAGATAATCGTCTATGGTGGGTATTTGGTCAAAGGAATCTAAATGTTATTGAAGATTTTGTTTATGATATCAAAACAGGGGTCAAGATTTACATACCACAGCCAGATAAAGTCAAAACGTTGATGGAGTAAAAAGATGTCGTATCCAAACGAAGTAAACAAACCACAAGGTCCGCCAGCAGTAATTTCTCAGGATACAGCCGGAGCCAAACTTAATTTGTCAACAATAGGTGATGACTTAGAAGATGATGTGACCGATGAAGATATTGAGGTTGCGGAAAGAAAAGCAGACGCCGAAACACAAGCCTTTGCCGCAAAAGAAGCCGCTTTTTTAAAATTACTTAAAAGCAAAGCAAAACATAAAAATCCTTTAGAAAGATATGCCAGCGTAAACCACTTATGGAGTTTAGGTGCTCTTTCATCGGATGAAATTAATTTTCCTAAAACCACATATAGAAGAAACGGTATAAGACCAGAACACATGGTTATCAGAGCAGGCGGCCTAGGCGATGCCCGTTTCAAGAAACAAACAACAATGGGTGAGAACCTACACGATATTACTACAGAATATTTCATTGATAACATTGATATTAAACACGTAGTAGCTCCAGATAAAAGAACAAGAAACACCAACGCTTACGAAATAGACTTTGAAGTTATAGAACCTTACAGCATGGGACAGTTTCTACAAAGTTTACAATTAGCGGCTATGAAAGCAGGGTATAGAAATTATTTAGATTGTCCTTATTTGTTGGAATATAGTGCTGTTGGTTACAAGCAGAGCAATGCTACAGGCGTGTCAGCAGATACTGTATACACAAAGTATATACCTATCAAGTTAAGAGACATGAAGTTTGAAGTTAAGGAAGGAGGATCGACATACGTAGTTGTGGCCATTCCTTGGAACGAAGAAGCATTAACAGACGAAAATCAATCTTTACCTGTTGACGTGGAAATAAGTGGATTTGATCTTGAACAATGCTTACAGAGTGGATTGAACAGCCTAGCAACACAAATTAACACACATTTTCTAAATAGGGCAAAAGAAAACAAATCACCTGTCGAACCAGATGAAATAATGATATTGTTTCCAACTGATTTAGCAAGTTTTAAATTTTCCAGTGTAGAACAAGGTACAGATAACACAGCCTTGTCAGGAGATGCTTTGGAGTTTAGAGATCCTTCGGAAATTGATGTAAATGGAGCCATTGAGTCTATCGGTGGCGTTGGCTTCGCAAAAATGTTTCAAGACAATTCAGACTTTGGAGCTAGAATTATAGAACAACAACAAAACTTTATCGAGAAAAGAACAGGTTTTTCGATTAGAAGAAATAATCTTAGTGAAGCACTGAAGAAAACTTTTGTAAACACAGGATCCGCAGTAAACTACATTGGAAAGAAACAAATATTTACAGGAGATCCATTACAGAGCGGAAACACAAACTTTGCCGTCAACCAGTTTGCCTACGATGAAAAAACAAAAACACTTCGTAGAGGCAGTACAGCAATAGATCCTTCTCAAAGAACAGTTAATTTTACCAAAGGTACAAAGATACAGAGAATTATTGAAGAATTAGTCACCATAAGTGATTTCGGAAAACGCTTGATGGAAGGTGGACCAAGAGCTGACAGTTACGGATTTGTTGATTGGTTTAGAATACAGACAAATGTTTACGTTTTAGATTCTCCACAAACAGAAGGAGCCACAGGTAGGTTGCCTAGAATTTTTGTTTACATGGTAAAACCTTATAGAGTACACAGCAGTACATTTTTAATGCCTAATGATGCTCCTTACGGTTATAACATTATGAGAGCTAGAGCCGAAAAAGAATACAACTATATCTACACTGGCATCAATAAAGATGTTTTACAGTTTGACATTGATTTTAAAACAGCATTCTTTAAATCTATCGCAGGAGATAAAGGAAATAGATCTGCCAGTAACGACTTATCTTCAACAGGAAAGCAATTAGATGAACAACAAAACGAAACGCAAGGAGATCCTAATTCGTTTATAGGTTCAACACCAACTAAATCTAGAGAGATAGGTGTAATAAGGGACACTGAAGCTGGAAACCAAACAGGTGGCGCAGGCAAAGAAAGTCCTGCTGTAAGGGTGGCAAGATCATTCCAAGATGCTCTAGTCAATAGTAAAGAAGATCTTATTAGTGGAACACTAACTATTATGGGTGACCCATATTTTGTGTGTGATAACGGTCTAGGAAATTACAACACAGAAGCAGAAGACTTGCTTTCCATTGATAGATATGGAAACATGAATTATGAAAACGGACAGGTAGACATCATTTTAAATTTTAGCACACCGGTAGATTTAGGAAACAAATACATTGGAATAAAAACTGCTGATTCCTTTTTTGGCATAGTTCCTCAGTTCAGTGGACTTTATTTTGTGTATGCCTTGGTAAGCAGTTGGCGTAATGGACAGTTTACGCAAGAGCTTAAAATTACGAGAAGACCTAATCAAGACGAATCTTATGCTCAATTGAATAAGAAAAAAGTTGATCTTACACTAGAACAGAAAAAGAAATACCAGAGAAATCTAAATGCCGCTTTAGAAAGTGGTAATCCTGTAGAAATAGCAAGAGCTAGAGCAGATCTAAATGCAGATGGTAGAACTAATCCCCTAGAAGTTAAAACTTTTGAATACTATCTTGCTATAGAAAAAGACAAAGCAGAAAAAGTAAAAGCTCAAAAGAAAAGAGAAGAATCATTAACTAAGGCAGGAGAAGATCCTAATAAATGGTTTAACAAAGGCGGAGTGCGTTAATGCCATTAGAAAAAAGAACAGCAGGAGCCAATCCTAACAAGTATGGTAAACAAGGTCCATTTGTAGCACGAGTTGTAACACACCTTGATCCTAAGCGTATGGGCACATTAAAGGTTGAACTTTTAACCAACGCAGGTCCGGCTAATGATGCTTTGTTTGAGCCAGGACAACTTTTCACAGCAAAGTATTGTATGCCTTTTTACGGAGTTAACAGCGTTCAAAGCAACACAACAGAATGGGGATATTCAGGGACACAACAGAGTTACGGTTTTTGGGCAGTACCACCTGATCCAGGATCAAAGGTTTTAGTTATATTTGCTGAAGGGTTACCCAATCAATGTTATTGGATAGGATGTATTCAGGACGAATACATGAACAACATGGTTCCTTCTGGAGGACAAATTACTTCTAAGCCTGCTATAGTATATCAAGATCACTTACCTAATGATTTGAAAGGACAACCTTTACCTACAGGTGAATACAACAAAAAGCAAACGGATAAACTAAAAGGCCAAGATCCAGACAAGTTTAAAAGATCTTACAATCCGTTATTTGCTAGAGTACTTGCTAATCAAGGACTGGTGTTTGATACATTGAGAGGACAAACAACTTCCAGTGCTAGGAGAGATACACCAAACACTGTGTATGGCTGGAATACTCCTGGCCCATTAGACAAGCGACCAGGTGCTCCTAAAGGCAAGTATGGACCCGTTGGAGATGCTGTAAACTATTTTAGAAGTAGGCTTGGTGGATCAACATTTACAATGGATGACGGAGATCCTACTATTTTAAGACAAGGACTAGCAGGAAGTACACCTTCGGTTTATTATGATATAGAAGAAAATCCATCAAATGAACCTAAGACAGATCCCACGTTACCTGCTAATGAATTGGTAAGGATTAGAACACGTACAGGACATCAAATACTATTACATAATACAGAAGATTTAATTTACATAGGAAATGCCAAGGGCAGTGCTTGGTTGGAAATGACCAGCAATGGTAAGATAGATATCTACGCAAGTGACAGTATCAATATTAGGACTGAAACAGATCTTAACATCACAGCTGACAGAGATATTAACATTCTAGCTGGAAGAGATTTTAATCTTACATCTCTTAGAGATAAGAAAGTAAAAGTTGGTGTAAACAATGATGTAAGAATAGGAGAAAATGACAAGAAGTCTGTGGGAGTCAATCAAGATTTGAAAGTAAGTGGTGCCAGACAAAAAGCTATAGGAGAAGATGAGGATGTCCAAATAGCCGGTAGTCAAAATACAACTATTAGTGGTAGCTACAGCCTTCAGGTAGCAGGTGACGGAAAAATAGCAATAAACGGAGAGTTTGGTAGTAAGGTAGCTGGTAATTATAGGCAAACTGTTGAATTAGAATATAATTTAAACACAGGAATGTCTAACAAATTTACAAGCGGAGCCGATACAGAAATATTAAGCACAGGAAACCATAAAGAAACTGCGGCACAAATTCACATGAACAGTCCTAGCCAAGTTGCTATTCCTGCTGATAGCATTAGTGATACATTTACTGAACCGGTCACAGGTGACTCGGAAGACAAGACACTAGGACCAGTAGGATCAGATTTAGGAGTTCCTGTAACCACTGATGCGTCAAGGGCGGTTGATGCGGCTGAAGCCAAGACTCCAAGACGTGTTCCTTTACATGAACCTTGGGATCAACACGAAAGTTATAATCCATCAGAATACACACCTGCGGTACAGGAAAGCATAATTCAAACATCACCTTCTTTGCGTAGATCTACTCCTACATTAGAAAAAGAATCAGACATGCCTGAACGTAACAGCACATCAGGAGTGTTTAGAGCAGGAGACACAGATCCTAAGATTGTAGACATAGACAAGGTATTCAAAAGCAACGATGACGGTAAGGTTGGAGTTCAACCTACTGAACCTATATCTGAAATAGAATCCCAAAGATATTTCCTAAGTAGACTAATTAAAGGATTGGGCCTAGACCCTGCCAAGGCACTAACAAGTGGAGCCGCCGGCGGCGCCGGAGAAGCGTTGGCCATGGCTTGTGCCCAAATTAAAGCAGAAAGTAATTTTATTCCTAAGAGTGAAAATTTAAATTACAGTGCGGCAGGGTTGCGAGCAACCTTTAAGATGTTTAGGAAACCAGGAGGATTTGAATTATCAGAACAGTTACACAGAAAGCCTGTTGAGATTGGAAGTGTAGTATACGGAAGTAGGATGGGCAATGGTCCACCTGAAACAGGAGATGGATGGAGATATAGAGGTAGAGGATTGATTCAATTGACAGGAACCGATAATTACAAGTTGTACGGATCATTCGCAGGAATCCCCATTTATAAAAATCCTGAATTAGCAAACGATCCAAAGGTTGCTTGTGAACTTGCTGTGGCATATTTGACCAAAGGACCAAAGGCAGGATTTATCACTTGGACAGATACGAATTTCTCATCACTAGGAAAACAGTTTAAAAATGCCATAGGATATGCTGATCTCGACGGAAGCAAGACAGCCGCTAGGACTCAGTCTGGCAGAGGATTTTGGCAAAGGATTAAGAATGGTGACTTGACACCGTTAGCTGATGTTACACCGCCTAAAGCGATTGACACAGCAGGAGGGGTATCACAGGTACAATAATGCCATTAGTAGCTAGAACAAATGGAAGCAATGATGTTGTAAACACAGGACATGCTATATGTGTAGAGCCAGGAGATATATTCACCTTGACCGGAAGTGATGATGTTTTTGTGGTTGGACACGGAATTCACAGAAAAGACGATTTGAACGAAGAACATACCCATTGTCCTCCCGTGTATTCAACCAAGATAGTTACGCACAGTCCAAATGTGTTTGCTAATGATAAAGAAGTAGCAAGGAAAGATGATACCTACGAGTGTACTGCTTATGTGAAAACTGTAGTACAAACCACGGTATTTGCAAATGAATAAATATTGATATGGAAGACTTATATAAAGAAATAAAAATTACACCACAAAAAACACCAAAGCCACCTGTAAGACAAAAAGCATACAGGGGGTTTAGTACTATCAATCCTGAGAACTCCTCATATCAGCTGTTTGATATAGGTTTGATCAAGCAAGATTTAATAAATCATTTTCAAATTAGGCAAGGAGAGAAGCTTTCAGATCCAACTTTTGGGTGTATGATATGGGACGCCATGTATGAGCCTTTAACTCCTATTCTTAGAGATGCTATCACAAGAAACGTTACAAACATAGTAAATTATGACCCAAGAGTAAGAGCTACAGGAATAAATGTTAGTGAATTTGAAAGCGGGATACAGATAGAGTGTACCTTAACATATTTGAACTATAATATAAGTGAAGAGCTTCGTATACAGTTTGATAGAGATGTAGGAATTTTATAACAGAATTAACCACTCTGATAATTCATTTCAATAAATACTAGCACAATATATAAAGGATTGAAGATGTCATCTACTGATAGACAAAATAGACTGTTACTTGCTGAAGATTGGAACAAAGTATATCAAAGTTTCAGAAACGCTGAATTTAGAAGCTATGATTTTGACTCTCTTAGAAGGGTGATGATATCTTATATTAGGAACAATTATCCTGAAGATTTCAATGATTACATAGAAACATCAGAATTTTTAGCACTCATTGACCTTATAGCATTTCTTGGACAGAACTTATCCTATAGGGTAGACATGAATGCCAGGGAAAACTATCTTGAATTAGCTGAACGTAGAGAAAGTGTGTTACGTCTAGCAAGGCTTTTATCATACAATGCTAGAAGAAATCAACCAGCAAATGGATTACTTAAATTTGATACTGTACAAACTACTGAAAGCATTGTTGACAGTAACGGAACAAACCTAGCAGGACAAACAATTATTTGGAATGATCCTTCAAATACAAATTGGGCAGAACAATTTAGAAGAGTTCTTAATGCGTCTTTACCGAATGAAAACATAATTGGCAAACCAAGAATTAATACAACGATAAATGGTGTGCTTACACAAACATATAAATTTAATCAGGCAGGTGCAGATGTACCCGTATTTGGATTTTCTAAAGGTGTAAATGGTATACCATCAGCGTTTGAAATTGTGTCGTCAGATGTT